ATCAATTACTGCAAAGAAAGAAGATACAAAAGCAATATCATATGCTTTACAGTTAATTGAAAATGGTAATACTAAAAGATTACCAAAAAGTCTAGCAGTACAACCAGACTTAACATCAACATATAAGACTAGAAAATATCCTAGTATTAAAAGAATACTTCCTATCAATCGACATCTATTAATAGCGGTCATTGAAACGTTGAGTCAGGTTCGAGTGCTATGTAGTAAGTAAGATTCAACTTACTATTTGTAAATTTAGATAGTAACTTAGAAGATACTACAACATCATATGAACCGGGAATGATTCTAATGTTTTCAACCTTAAAATTAAAAGTAAAGTTATTATCTGTTTCTCCTACAGTAACTGCATATTCGTTTGATGTATCATTCTTTTTATCACGAACGACCATATGAATATCTCCATCTTTACCAAGAACAGATAAATCAGGTAGTTGATAAACTGCAGCTGCCTTTACAAGTTTTTCTAATGATGTACTTTCTAATTGAAAACAAACTTCTTTAGTTGGTAAATTAATCTCTTTATCTGGTGGAGCAATAATAACTTGTGGGTCTGCATAAAAGTATTTAACTCTTCTTTTACCCTCTTCAATTGAAATATATGCGTCTTCTGTAAAATCAAGATTAGGGTCTTGATGTAAACTTAATCCATTTAGAAATTGATTAAGGTCATATATTGCAACGTCTCTTGGAAAGTCCTCTGGTATATCTGCTTCTGCTAAAATATTCTTTGCAACAGATATGGTGCGAAGTTGACTTCCTTCTTTTACAAGTATTGAGTTGTTGATTCCTGCGAAGTTCTTAAGAACTGTAAGTGTACTGTCTGATAATTTCATGAATTCCATAATTAAGGCATGTTGTGGTCGATTTCGTCAATGTTTCCAGTTGACATAGATGGTTTACCGTAGTGACCATCAAAATGTAATAATAGCATAGCATAATGTATCACTTTCATCAAGTCTTTTGTGTTCTTTCCGTCTTTGTTTCCATACCTACTTCCATATTTCAGTATGTTTGCCTGACAAAAACCTGATGCAAGTTCTTTAGCTGCCATCAAATCTAAAGTCTGAACATTACGGTATTCGTGTGACTTACCTGTATAATGTCCTTGATAAGTTCTTGATACGTATTCTTGAATATCTTTTAGAATTTCTTCTTCATGATATTTAAAATAGTGTGCCATTGGTTTTTCTTCTGTAATTTCGATACCGTCACCCCATACTGCATCATAAATTTCTTCTGAGGTGAATTGATGTGCATACATATCATCTATGTCTGCCATATAGTCAGCAGAACCACCATCAATTAAATTTAAATCAATTTCATAATCTAAACCATCGTCCTCATGAGCAGTATTACCTGCTCCAACGCTAGTATCAATTATAGGATATTCTTCATCCATAGTTCCGTTCAATGCATCCCACGCTAAACTCCAAGCATTAATCATAGCAAAATAAAAAGTCATTTACTAAACTTTCTGCTCTTTCTTGTCCAAACTTTCCTTTCAGATATCCTGATACAGGATCAAGTTTAGTCATATAAGCATCAAAGTCTTTATAAACACTAGTGTCTTCACCAGTGGGTTTCTCTAATTCTACCATATCCTTATACTTTGTCAAGTATTTGGTAAACATTTCAAGATGGTCATCGACTTCATCCATCGTGCATTTAGCAATGTAAACATTCTCAGAAAAATGATTGCCTGGCTCAAAGAAACGATAGTCTCCTTTACTCTTTGGTAATCCTTCAACTGAAAACAAATAATTTTCTACTGGATGTTGGTAATCAAAAACTATAATGACTTTCTTTTGAAAAAATCCCATCAAGTCCATACCAAAACAGGGCAGATTACTGCCCGTCTTTGGATATATGATATTATTGTAAATACAACTTTTATCATCCCATATTTCAACTTCTCTTGCTTTGATAAAGTAAGGAGTTGTATATGTCTTTGCTGTTAGGGAAGTCCCTTTACTTTCCCATTGTGCCCAAACGCTCCCTACTCCATTATGGAGAGGAAACATTTCGTGTAGGACATCTTTATAACTTTTCCACAGATTCATTTTAAAAGATTATTAATGAACTCTGGACTTTTTGAAAGAAGATTTCTGATAATAGGTTTTTCATTCCTTCTCCATTTCTTTATAAATTTTTCAAATAATTCTCTGTCTTGTTTATACTTAGGTGGTTCTAGAGAATTATAAGAAAGACCTATTTTAATTCTGTCCTTCATCCTTAACCTCCTCAGTAGGCATTTCAAAGTCTGCATCTACTTTATCATACAATTCCATAAATGATTGCTTTGTTTCGTCATCAAAACGATTGATGCAAACTTGGATTGCTTTTGCTTTGTTCTTAAAGATAGAGTATGCACGAAGTATGTGAACCAATCTACGAGTACTGATTAACTCTTCGATACCACCATCATAGAATGTTTTACGGATTATGTCTGCCCAATCTACAAGTTTCTTGACAAACTCATCATCCTTAACACCTACTCTATCTGCGTGTAATCCTAGAAGTTTGATTTCATTATTTACACTTGGATATGCTTGCTCAAATGTCACTGGGAATCTTTCGAGGAATGCTTCGTTGAGCACGTTAGTTCCAATAAAGCGTCCGTCGTCTGAACCTTTACCCTTAGTATTTGCGGTGGCAAGTATGTTGAATCCTCTGGCGGGTCTAACGAATCTGCCAATCTTCTTAAGGAAAACTCCATTTCCCTCAAGGACGCTCTGAAGGCAGAGGATTTTGTTAGAGGCAAGGTCGATTTCGTCAAGGAGCAAGATTGCACCTCGTTCGAGTGCTTCGATAACGGGTCCGTTATGCCATACTGTGGCACCATCAACAAGACGGAAACCGCCAATAAGATCATCTTCATCTGTTTCAATAGTAATGTTTACACGAATGAGTTCTCTACCTAACTGAGCACAGGCTTGTTCTACAGAGAATGTTTTACCATTACCAGATAATCCAGTAATGAATGTTGGATAGAATTGTTTTGATTGTATTACTTTTTTAATATCTGCAAAGTTTCCAAACTTAAAGAATGTACTGTCAATCTCAGGAACTAAATTCTTTTCAGATGCAGGTAGTACTGCAGGAGAGTTATAAGACTTCTCAATGTTTTCTACTGCTGCAGATGTAACTTCAAGATTCCACTTTCCTTTGGATACTTTAAAGTTTGATAACTTTTTAGTAACTGTTTGATATGTGATATCATTCATTGCACAGAATGCTTTGATATCAGCTGTGGTAATTTCTGTACCGTAAAGATTCTTGAGTTTTTCGATTGCTTGCTCAGAAGTCATTTTTAATTCAAAAGGCATAATAATAAAAGGTTTGTTTCTTAACTATACCTATATTATAGTTAAAAAAAAGGGGGTAGTAAACCCCTTATGTGCCACTTTATTAACTGGTTTACATTGTCTCCATATATTCAATATGGTCTTGTAATTGCTTAATTAGTTTTGTTTTATTGTGTCTTCTATCTAATTCAATACCGATTGTGCGACCAAATGTTTCTAACTCAAGTTTTGACATAGAATCAAAATCAAGAGGTTCTGGATTCACAGGGTCTTCTACTGAAGCAGGTGCTGTATCTTCTACTGAAGAAGTGGTGATATCTTCATATGCAGAATGAACTTCATTAGTCATTAACAGTTCTGAAAATCTAGTCATTTTTCTGTAGTTGCTTCGGGTTCTGTTGCAGGTTCCTCTTTAGGAGGTTCCGCTTCAACCTTGGGTTCTTCTTTTGGTGCATACATTTTTGCGTATGCATCCTTCATAGCTTGTGCGTCTTTAGCTGTAACTCTAACCATAATATTATTGTAAGGTAACTTTATTTATCAAGCTACCAAATCTATAAATTCACTTAATATCTTCTTGTTCATCTTCTTACCCTTAAGACTCTTGAAGAATGCTTTCTTGATATCTGTCTTAGTTGCATCTTCCTTGACTTCAAAGGCATCATCACTATCAAGTGCTGAGGCAGAGAGTCCAAAGTATACGTGATATCCAGACTTCTTGATTGCAAATGATTTCTCCTTTCTCCAGACTTTCATAATCTTTTCAAGTTCATCACCATACTCAACATATCTCTTAGCAAAGTATGAAGCTTCTCTTGGAGGTAATATTCTGAAACCTATGAAGTTTACATCAGTGAACTTATCCCTAAGATTTTGTAGTAATACATCGGTCATAGTGAAAGAGTTATCATCAAATGCATATGTATTACCTGTCTTTCTATCTCTAAGGATGCAGTTCTCTCCTATGTAAGAAGTTCCCATATATTTTTCACACTCTTCACCCCATCTATGTGAGAACTCATGATGAAAACGTAGAGGATGTGCTTCACCATCAGTGAGAATTACACATTGAACTTTCTCAACCTGATTATCTTTTTTGAACTGTGGTAATATCTCATGTAGACAAACCAATGTCTCATTCAAGGGAGTTCCTGATAGACCCATTCCTAGTGGAATATTGTAGTAGTTTGTATACTGCCAGGCAAGTGCTTTAGCAATCAGATATATGTTCTCCATTTGAGACTCAAGAGTCTTTGTGTTTACTTTATGTGTTAGAAGATTCATCAATGAGAAAGATGAATCTATTTGTGCTACACCTTCCTTAACCTCGTAAGATGTTTTAGTATTTGGATTTGGATAGCAGTTTGTAAACGCATAAACTTCAAATGGTACTTGGATCTTTCTACAGAACCAGATTAGATTGTAAAGTTGCTTGAAGGTTTCTAACATTACAGAGTTCATAGAACCAGACCAATCAAGTATGAATACTAATCCGTGATTCTTACCATCAGGAAGAACTGTGACTTTCTTAAATAGATCCTCATTATATTTGTAAGTATGAAGTTTAGTTGTATCAAGAACTCCTGTCCTTGATGTAGCAGCACGAGCATATGCAGATGCTGACTTCTTCATCTCAAACTCTTTTACAAGATAGTTGACTTCTTTCTGTGCAGACTTTTTAAACTCAAGAAATTTTTTGTCTACAAGATTGAATACAGAATCATCATGAGATTCTTTCCACTCTTTTTCAATTCTTGAATGAAGATCAGAATTGTTGACAATAACTTTATCTAAGTCCAACTTTGGAATCTCAATGTAGTTAGTGTCTCTATAATACTCATGAGTATCTACAAGATCTTTGAGTGACTCTTGAAGAGCTCTATCTGTCTTTACATCAAGACTTGATTCTCCTCCAAGTGAACTCTGATCGCCACCAGTTTGGGGTTGACTTTGAGATTGAGGTGTATCTCCTCTGGTCTGTGTCTCCTCTGTCTTGACATCTCCACCTTCTGCTTCACCTTCTTCTTCTTTTGATGCATTAGTTGGCATCTCTGATTTGTTCTCTCCATCTGAACCATTACCTTCAAATGGAATACCTTGTGGTGTAATATCTTCTACCTTGTCTTTCTCTCTCAGCTCGTCTTGTGTTTTGCAGAAATTATGTAAATCTTCTGATACTCTCAATACATCATCAAATGTTTCACA